GTGTCATTATATCGAAATTCTATAAAATATCGTTTACCCGCATCCATAGTAACGGACTTATCAAGAATAATTGATGAAACACTTGCAGAAACTATCCTACCACTCGTTCCTATACCGGGAACGTCATGTGCAACTTTAATTATGTCTCCAACTCTACAAACTAGTGCTTCGGTATCTACTTCAAAAACTTGTGTAATTGTTAAATATCTATTACAGTTTAACTGGTATCTAGCATACCGTAAAGCCATATCCCTTGAGGTACAACCTATAAAATTTACTGTTGACGCATTAATCTGTGAAGATGTTTCATAGGATGCAGATGATACTTCTAAAATTTGTGGTGACCAATTAGCATCTTTATCATAGTATGTAATACTTAATTTATTTGCTCTGTCTTGCAGAGGTAAAAATTGCTCAGAAAAGCTATCTTTAGCAATGTTACCCATTGTAAAAAGGAAGCCTTGAACTGGTGTAATATCTGGTTTATCAACTACTACGCCCCAGCTACTTCCATATTGTAATACATTACCTCTACCGAGTATGCCCACCATATTTAGTATCTGCCTAACGGTATATGCTCTATCAATGTACAAGTTACAGTCTAACGATGCACTGGAACAAAAATCTCCCCACTCTGCAAATGACGTTAGTTCATTAGTAGAAAGTGTTTGCCCACTTCTTTCTAGAACATCGACACATACATTAGCAGGATTACTTATTGCGTTATCTGCAACAACTGTTATACGTGGTGCTTGTCCACTAAGTTGGTCAGTTGCTAAAATTCTAATTCCTAAAAGTGCTGTGTTAGGGTAAGTAAAATCATCAGATACAGTTTCTTGTAAGTATTCATAATAAAGCGTACTGCCATACCTTGTCCCAGTAGCTGGTTCCTCAAAAAACTTTACTCGGGTTTTATACTCCCCAGGTGGCAACCCGGGAACTGTAAAACTTTTCCGTAAAGCAGATTGTGAATTACCTGTAATAGTAGCGTAATTAGTGGTGAGACTTTCATACTCTGTGAAATAGCTGTAACCACTACAAGAATCTTCATAACTACAATCCCATATCCCTGGAGTATATGATTTGTGTACAGTATTCTTAGGTAAAGTATCAGAACTACCAATAGCTCCGTATGACCCACCGGATTTAGAAGCATTTATTGCTAGATTCTTTGTTGGATATTTATAGTACACGGAGGACGAATACTTAACCCAATACCCTATTATATCGTTATGTTCAATATATGTATGCCCCATAGGGAGCCATTGCCCATTATAGAAGTACTCAACACGAATTTCAACAGAATTATTCGATAAATCTCCGCTATCCGTAGCATACCATAAACCTTGTGGCGCAACAACACCCACTGTGATAGTACTGACACTATTTCCAGTAGTTGTAGCATATACCCAATCAGTTGATACTTTTCTACTAATATTTGAATCCGTTATAACATCATCAAAAATGCCTATGATTGCTTGGTCATTACTACCGTCTCGCGTATACGTGACAACTCCGTTATACGTACTTATATTTTCACCATTGATTTCTATCGTTGAAGTATCAATATTAGTAACCCCATCGGCTACTGCATATAGAATATTCAAATATTGCTTATTATCAATTGTTTCAACATATTGTGAAACTTGTGGTGGAGTAATCCGCATTTTACCATATAATATAGGTACTGGGCTACCTTCTTGTATCTGGTTTCCTCGAACATTCCATGAGTACGTTGGGCTATTTTGTACATTCTGTAATAAGTTACTATCACCCCCAGGAACTGGAGGAGCTAAAAGGCTATTTACAAGCATACCTCCAGCATAAATAGTAGCTGCTTCTATACCGTAAAATAGCATAGTTCCACCAATACTAGAAAATAACCCAGTACCAGCTAGAGCTGTTCCAGCTAAAAAGTTTACACCTGCTGCAGCAATATATGGAGCGAATACCGCGATAACAATTAAAGCTACGATACCAAGTATTTGTTTAGTCCCTCCACCGCCGCCTAACGGAACAATAGAAATAGCAACAATATCAGTATCAATAATTTCAAAGTCTTCTTGCGTAACTATTTGGTTACGCGCAACAATAACATCATATAATTCTGTATCTATCTCTAAATCAGATAGTACATCGGAAACATAAATGGTGCTAGATGTATCTATCTTCGTAATAGTTCGAGATAGCGGGTCTAGAATATTATTATATGTTATTAACTTTGACATGGCGATAATATCCTTTTATAAAATGTTTATAATCTAATATCTTTACTATATGTGACCCAACGTTATCTAATGTATGAAGCATATGTGTTTCGTCTATAACTATACCAAAATGCTGCACAATCTTTGGGTGCATTGGGTCATGCGCCATAGCTACAACATCATATTTTTGTGGGATATCCACTTTATACCAATTTGTGGAAATTTCTTTTAGGTATTCTCGTTCCACGTGTCGTGAAGCGTATGCACTAGATATCGGCTGCGGGACGTCAATGTTTAACTTTTCCTTATACACCAATCTAACTAACCCATAGCAATCAGCACCAATAAAAGATGATGCCCTATTTTGAAAGGGTATCCCGATAAAATCAAACAAGGATTAATCCTCTACCAAGCACTCCAGGAAATCCCCCAAAACGGGGTGAATTATCTAATAACCTACAGTTCGTTAGTGTTTTATCACAACTTGTAGCAGTGCCAGTATATCCACATTGCTCACTTTTAAATTGCCAAGCGCAGAAACTTTTAAGAACCTTTCTTGGTGGGAATTGCTTATTATATGGGCTCTTTGCACTTAGTTTAAAAGTTGCCCATTGCGGGTCTGTTGTTGGCTGATTAAGAATAGCTGTATGTTCAGTAATTGGCTCTGTATTACCTAAGTCTTTACTATTTACAACTCTGATAATACAAGTGATTTCATTACCATCTATACCATTCTGTTTTAAGTATAAATCGTATTGTTGTAGGTACTGCTCAATAGCTCTATTAACATTTGATATCTTAATTACCCAAGAAGGTACCGAGCCATCTGTTCCTTGGCTAATATCTTCTAATGTAAATGGAAAATTTTGCCATAACTCTGAGTCCCATGTAATATCTTCTGTGTTATTTACTAGTCTAACTATTGGAGTATCCGGTATTTGTATTTCTAATAAGACTAAAAATACTGCATTAGTGCTTAATGCATTTTTGTCTGTAATAGTCTGTGTACTTAACATTATACCTCCTCTAATTTAATCGTCGTACTCACTGTATTAACTGTGTCGTATGATTTATCAAGTTCATCTTGCATAAATACACAAGTATAAATAGTTCCGCTTAACGGTTCTGTAAAATCAAATGATAATCCCTGATTGGCAACGAAAAAATCTTCAAGAACCTGAAACTCTGAATGTAAAATATTTTTATAATCAAGTTCAAATTTCTTTCTAGCTTTTGTTGTTTTACGCCTAACCTTAGGATAATTCCCATCTGACTCAGACTTTATAAGTGGAATATATAATTGAGATGAAGACCCTAAACTAGGTATCGGATTTTCTGGATACATTTATTGCCCCCTTACGGCGGTTCTTAATCCGCCTTTGTTAGTATTTATAGCATCAATAACAACAGAAATAATCATTCCACTCATATCTCGTTGCACTTTACTATCTTTCACAGATAATTTATTACCAGATTCATTTACTATTTCAATCTTTACTGTCTCAGTCCCTGAAGCTTTTACCCCTAAGTCACCGCTAGGCGTTCTTGTTAATGGGAGAATAGCCTCTGGTGAACCCCCATTTTTCTCACCCATAACACCAATATTAGGGACACCGCCAGACGCAAATGCGAATGCCGTTGGCTTATCTACTATTGAATTTGAGTAACTGGATAATTGAGGAGAATTAAAAACATTCCCTTTAGCTGAGAATGAGCCAACCATCATATTAACAAAACTCCCCATAGAGCTAGCTAAAGGTTTCGTTAAGTTTATTTTAATAATCTCCATATAAATATCATGCAGAATATTAGAAGCAAGTTTTTGGAAGTTTAAGAAATCTTTACTAGCATAGTCCATGAACGTACTAAACTCGTTCTGCATTTGCCCACTAATATTATTTATCACAGTTCCAATATTTATATAATCATTCTTCTCTTTAGCCAAAGCAATAGATACTTCCTCAGAACGAATTTTAACTCTAATTTTATTAGCTTCTGAAATCCTATCTTGAGCATTTCCAATTTTTTCTGTCGCTTTTAGCTCTGATTTAAGAAACTCTAACTTCTCTTGATGTTGTTGAACTTCTGTTTGCCACTTATCATTTTTCTTTAAGTTAAGCTCGTTTAACTTATACTGAACGTTATACTCATCAAGAATCGCTTTACGGGTTTCTTTTGCCTTAGCAACAACTAGTTTAGCGGCTGTTTCAACTTGCTTTTTATCTAGTTCATCATAACGTAATTGCCGTTCTTTAGCAGTTGCTAATTTACTAACCATATCATATTGTTTAGAGATAGCACCAAGTTTCGCTTCGAGTATTTCAGACTGGTATTTTCCAGCCGTATTAGCCTTAGCTATTGACATTGCCTCTGACTCAGAAAGATTTACTTTGCTTTTAGTTAATGCATCATTGATAGCAATTTGTTTTTTGGTAGTATTAGCTTTTTCTTTTTCTAAATTAAGTTCTATGGTATACTCGTTTTGAAGTCTAGCAATTTCCCCCAACTGCTTTCCACGCTCATACTTACTAAGTTCTACATTATGCTTAATAGCATCCGCCTGTTTATCTAGTATAATAAGAGATTTAGCTGCGTCATCCGTACTTAGCCCAGCAATTTTTATTTCAGCAGGGTTATCATTAATATACTTAACTTGCTTAGCAATTAACTCGTCAACAGCTACCCCAAGTTTTTTATACTCAGCTACTTGCTTATCTCCAGACATATTACTTATCAGATTATTTACATCTTGGATATATTTAAGTTGGTCTTTATCAACGAATGAAAAATTCTTCACATTTTGCGTTTTCATTACAGAAACAACACCCTCTAGTTGGGATTTCTGTAATTTTAGCTGTTCATTTACTATACTAAGCTCTTTACCATATATCTTAATAGCAGATGTATTGTGCATTCTTTTAGCAGCTTCTAGCGCTGCCGTTAATTGGACTATTTGGTGTTTAGTCTCTTCTACTTGTTTTGTATACGTAGAAGCTGCAGATTGGACATCCCCAAACATAGATTTATTAGCTTTTTCAGCGGCTACTTGTAGTGCATGATAATTTTTTATAGACTTCTTTAAAAGTTCTGCGTGTTTTGCTTCTTGTTCATCCATTATAGAATATGATTCGTACATCGCAGTACCAATTGCTGCAATTGCCGTAGCTGCTAACATTAATGGGTTCTTTGCTATCACGACATTAAATATTCTAACAGCCCGTGTAAATGATATGGTAGAAGCTGTAGCAACATCTGAACTTACAGTAAACACTTTCATTGCCTGAGTAAGGCTAAGTATTGCAACTTTATATAGAACTAGAGACGTAGTAGCTAAAGCCACATAGTGTGCCATTGTTCCAATCAACTTAATAAAGTTATCAATATCTTTATTAGTACGTCCACCAAAAAGTGCGTCCAAGCCTCCAGTAATCTTTTGTGCGGCGAATGATGTGAAAGCATTTTTTATACGTGCAATAGTTTGTTCATAGCTTAATGCTATCTTATCAGCAGCAGCTGTTGTACCATTAATCGCATCGCTATTTAACGTATCTAAAGAAGAAAGTATTTCAGTATGTGTTGTACGAATTTTATCTACGGCATCACGCTCTAAAATATTTAGTCCAGCAGTTGCATCATTATACTGAGTAGTAGTCATATTCGCAATATCATTAACGAAACTTTTAAATGCCTTTGTAGCATCTCCGTTCTGAAACTCATTAAGAAGTGTTTTTTGCCCTACTCCCATTGTTTGAAAGAATTGTGAAACACCCTGCGTACTCTGTTTCATCATATTGCCAAGTTTACGAATCTGAGTACCAATAGTAGATGCATTCACACCGGCATTTGAAAATGCTACTGAAAGTGCAAGTACTGAATTAGCTGTCATACCAGTAGTTTTAGCTGCTGATAATGCATAGTTTGATAATGTTCCCAAATCTTTTGTTGAAAGACGTGAAGCATTGGCTGTCCAAGCAAGTGCATCAGCCATCTGCGTAGTAGACTTATAAGCCTTACCAAATACTTGCTCAAAGGACACAACAACACTTGTTGTATCAGCTAATGAGTCCCCAGTAATTAACGCTAAACGAATAACTTCTTTAGTACTTTCAGCTAGTTTATCATTAGAAATACCAGCACGACCTAATGATACGGCAACTTCATTTATCTGGTCTATACTGCTACCATAAGTAACCCCAAGTTGTTGAAAGTCATCTGCTAATGCTCTAGCTTCATCTTTACTTGCACCTAAAACGTACTGTAACTTATACTGTATGGCATCAAATTCTAATGCTGCTGTTGTAGCTTCACTAAACGCTGCCGCTAATTTATATAAAGCAGTTCCAGCTACAGCGTATTGAGCGGTTGTTGCAATTTTATGCCCAAATGATGTTCCAGCATCACCAAACATTGTATCATAGAATCCAGCAGTTCCATTCTCTGTTTCATTTACACCACGTCGTGACGCATGAGTTTGTTTAGCTTTTTCTTGTGAAATTTTACGCTCAGTTTCTAATGTGCGCTGACGCATAGCATACTGGGTATTAGTAATACTTAAATTTTCCTTCTCGAACTTGTTTATGCTATTTAATAAGTTTTGCTTATGTTTAATATCGGTATTAGTTCTAACTATTAAAGACTTAATTTTGCTCAGATTAGCTAACTGTTGGACCTGATTTTTATTGTTGAACTTACCACGTTCTTTACTAGTACGTGCAATTTGTGCATCTAGGTCTTTTAGCTTCTTTTGTAACCCAATTAAATCAGTTTCAAGCTGTTTCTTATTCAATTCAGGTGTTACTGTAAAGGTGATATTATCTTCTGCTGTAATAGCCATTTATTTTCCTTACGTTTTAATTACCGTTTTGAGTAAGCTGTTGCTCGGCCTCTTTAAGTTTCCGTTTATATAATAATGATACTTTAACAAACCAGTCTGTTTGGTTACCAATTCCACCATCCTCTGGTAAAACTCCAGAAGAAAGGAATGAGTAAGCAGTAGAGGCTTGGCTTAAAATAAATGAATCAAATTCAGAGATAGGACATATTAAAGGCCGTACCCCATTAATTCTTGGTAGGTATGGTGAAGTATCTCTATCTTTAGGTTCTAGGTATCCACAACCACGTGAAGCATCTAATTTTTTTGCTCTGCACACTTCACAACTCCAGGTTTCGTCCTGATACGCTTGGTTAAACTGTATATCAATCATAGAAGAAAGAGCGTTCAACTGCTCTGCACTAACTCTACTAGTTTTTTGAAGCGCATCATATAACGTATCTATATCTTCGTTAGATAATTGTTTAACGAGTTGTTTAGCATTTTTGAAACCATGTATGTTAATAGTATCTGTTATTGCATTCCCTAATACACTTCGTTTAGTTACTAGTATTGGAATTTGCTGTTTGTTGTATAAGTATATTTGCTCATCGAGCGCATGGAGTTCTTTATTAGTTAATGGCATCAGTTGGATATATGAATCATCCAGTTTAAACCATTGGGGAGTATGATACAGAGAGCCTGTACCATATTTTAAGTTAGGCATTACTATCAGTAAATACTTGGATAGTAGTTGGGTCTTGTGAAACGGCTGAAATAACCCCAGAAATTTCTGAAATAAGAGAAGTAGGTATTTTAGCTAATGATTCTAATGAGATAAAACCACTTGGACCAAATGTCATCTCAATTTCTTTTCCATCAGCATCTAAAATATTATCCCAACCAGTAATCGCACTACAACAT